GTGTAATGGCAACACAGCAGATTTTGGTTCTGCTATTCAAGGTTCAAATCCTTGTATCTCAACAAATGGCGTATTCGACTAACGGTTAGGTCGTCACCTTTTCACGGTGGAAACCAGAGTTCGATTCTCTGATACGCTACACAGAATGAATAACGTCCGAAATACAAGGGAAATGCGGTGGTTTCACCGAGACATCTTGTAGGTCGCATATTGGAAGTATGGGTGAGTGAACGATACCACCTCTTTGCTAAAGAGGCAAGCTGAAAGGCTTCGGAGGTTTGAATCCTTCTGCTTCCGCAAAACGGGTAGTTACCGAAGTGGCAAACGGGATAGACTGTAAATCTATTGGCTTTCGTCTTCATTGGTTCGAGTCCAATACTGCCCACTATTAAATGGAAAATAAGACCAAAGAGTCAGATTGATGCAAAAAGCATTGTCTGACTCTTTTTTTATTCAACATAAACACAAAATAAACACGATGGAACAAGAAAAAATCTTATCCACATTAAGTGAGAAACTTGGAGAAACCAGTTTTTCACCGCAGACATTACAGACGTATGTAGAACTTAATCCCATAGCCGAAGGTTCGGAGCCTGACGAGGCTTATTGGAACAAGGCTGTGAATTTTCTGAAAGGGATGCAAGGACAGTACAACCATGATGTCGCAACCAGAGTTGAGGACTTTAAGAAAAACTATAAGCCCCAACCGACTCCCCCGACACCTCCAACTCCACCGGTACCACCGAAAAACGATGATGAACTGGAGAAGAAACTGAAAGAATTGGAAGCACGTTTAGACGCGGAAGACAGCAAAAAGGTTCAAGCTGATTTGTTGAAGAAGGTTACGGCTGCAATGAAGGCCAAACAAGCGAATGATGATTATGTGTTGAGCAAGACCTTACAAGGGGTAACTTTCGATACCAAGAAAACTGTGGATGAACTGGTTACTGAATTTCTGCCGAAATATGATGCAGAATATAAGGCGTGCAGGGGTTATGGCACCGCCCCAAGAACTTCTGACGGTTCAGGTGGAACACAACACAATGCAGCCAGCAGATACTTTGAACGTAAAGGCAAGAAGGAAGGCTGGAAGAAGAATTAAAATTATTAACTCTAAAACAGTAAATGTATGGGAACAATGGGTAACACGTTTGATGTGAACACCGTGAAATACGGACATGCCCGTAAAGTGTGGCGTGAAATCCGTCACCGTTATCCGGGCGGTGGTATGGTGAGCAACATTTCCGATTGGGTTGCGGTTGGCAAGATTCCTGCCGGTACAGCTGTGAAGTTTGATCTTTCAGGTAAGACATTCACCGCTTATACGGATGCACAGATCAAGGCGGCTGAATCAGATATTACCACTCTTGGCATTAATGGTTATTTGCAAGAAGATATTCTTGTAGCCAGTGGCAACACAAAGGCCAGTGGGACAGTAGTCTATGCCGGAGAGATTTATCAGTACATGTTTGACGAAGAAGTGGTCGCTATCCTGCAAAAGATTACTACACTTCCTCAAATTGTATGGGTGCAGTAAAAGAATTTGAAAACAACATTTAAAATACGACAATTGTATGAATACACTTCCTATTGATTTGTACAAGGTTATCGAGTATGGGCTTGGTGGGGACACTTGGCAAGAATTTATTGACCGTTACAAGGAGAAGTATGACCTACTTCAAATTGATGGTTTTGAATTTGAAGCAACCAAGTTGGATTATACTTTCTCCCAGCTTATTACGAGCCTCGGCGTGAAAACGCTGCCAGCTTACGTTGATCCGGAAAGTCCGGGTTATGAAGCTGCATTGGGAGAACTCGAAGGAAGGACGGGTAATATCCCGACTCAAAAGAAGTTCTACCGTTTGAACCGTGTGACTGTGAGACAACAATTGCAGCTGTTGCAACGGGTAGGCATGTCCGCATTGACGGAAGAGATGCAGAATGTGTTCTTGGGCTTGCTTGATGAAAGTGCTGACGGTCTTATCGGATCGTACTACAATGCGCTTACTCACCAGCGAATGAGAATTGTTTCCACGGGTAAGTTCACTATTGATACTGATAACAACCCACGTGGTTTGAAGGGTATCACTATTGACTTTAATATCCCTGAAAACCATTATCAAGTATTGGCCGGCACAAGCCGCTGGTGGACTAAGGATGAACATATTCCGGCAAATCAAGGCTCTGCCTCTGATCCGATTATGGATGTAAAGAACAGAGTGAAAGAGATTCGCCGCAAATATCATTATTTGGGCAAGATCAGGATGGAGCTGGCGCAGGACTTATGGGATGATTTAATGACTCATACCGCGGTTCTTAAACGTATCGGTCATTCCCTCTATCCGACTGTGACGGATGATAGTACGGTTATTGCCAATGCACAGAATGAAGATGAAGACCGCCTGAAAGCCATTTTCAAGAAACTGGTTAAGGTGGATGAAATCGTGCCACGTGACAGCTATGCTTTTGTTGACAAGCCCGGTAAGGATGCGGACGGACAACCTGATCTTATCACTGAACAAGTGGAGAACTTCAAGGCCACCAATATTGCCTTTATACCAGTAGGTCAGATCGGTACTATTCAAGGTGTGGAGCCTTTGACTTTGGGATATGAGGCAAACAAGGTTGCTTCTTATGACGGTGGACGCTTGAAACTGACACAGAGAGCCAATCCTGAAACACATTCAATCTATATTGAAAGTGAAGCCGCCCAAATGTGTGTGCCGAGAATGCCACAGTATATGTTCATCTCTACTGTAACTGTGTAATTCTTAAATTCATGCAAGAATGAATGAGGAACTTTCTCATACGGAAGATATGACCATTGAGGACTTTTTGAGTGGCGCAACTGCTTATGAAATAGCGGACAACGCCCTCAAAAGGGTTCTTGTCAAGCGGAAAATCGCTTTTGGAACAATGGTAAGTGAACTGACCGAAAGGCAGCTTGATCTTGCCACTGCCGATATTTACATGTGGTGTGCAAGCACTCCAAGCAGTAAGAATGATACCGAAGACAGTGACGGGGGATGGAAGCATAAGGAAGGTGGTTGGCAGACCAGTGCATACGACAAGCGGCAACTCCGTGAAATGGCGAAAGAACTGTATGAGAAATGGGATGAAGAAGTTGTAAAGGGCACTAAAATCAGAATAGTCAATTTTTGAGTATGAAAGTAAATAATCCACGGCATCCGCACAAATGTACTGTTTACCGAATTATAGGTGAGGATTCTTTCAGTGATGGTGAGAAGGTGATCTTGTATGAAGGTATATGCCGAAAGGAAGGTAGTACAAATTTGCGGACATTCAAAACCGATAATGTGATAAAGAGCGATTATCTGTTGAGCCTTCCCGGAATTGTTGAAGGAATATTGGCCGGTGATCTGATAGATGTCACGGACAGACAAGGCACTTTCACTCAATGTATGGTTACTGATAGCTATGCCGGAAATTTGGGAACAACTGTGTATTTCAATCTTGCAAAAAATTAACGCATGGATAACCGGAGCAATGAAGTATTGTTTGATGAAGGAATAAGGAAGGCAAAGGAGCTTGTTTCAGGATATATCTTTGATGTCTTGACTAAATGCTGTGAAGAACTTATCCAAGATGCACTTGATAACAAGTCAGGCTTTCGGAATCTTACGGGTAATACAATAACCAGTTATGCGTGCGGATTATTCATGGACGGTAGATTTTCCTATTTCGTTTGTAGTGGAGATTCAATGAAACAACCGGTGAGAGTAAAGCTGACTAAAGGTGAAACATTTGTAGGTGTCAGTTATGATAATCAGAACAGACGTTTTACTGGAACAATAGAAACTGATAAAGGTTATGGCGAAGCATTCTCCTTTGATTTCTTGAAAAGATATAAGTCGGAATCACGTAAAGGATTTGAGATAGTAATGTGCACGGGTACTGAATATTCAACCTATTTGGAGAATGTGTTAAATGCAGATGTTCTGACCGGAACATTTCAAAGGGCACAAAATACATTATTCAAGAACTTTAAACCAATGAAATGATGGGACGGACAGTTTATAGACGTATGGATATATTAAAACAAATCGCTGATGCAGTAACCGGCATTGGTGAAAAGGTTTTCATAACAGATCGTCCGGCTGCTGAACAAAAGGCGATGAAGGACTTTGTTGTTATCCGGTTGCCACAAACTATCCAAGATAAAGGAAGTACCTACCAAGACACTTACTGTCAGATAAACGTTTTTGCGCATGATCGCTCAAACGGTATTGAGAATACAGTCCGTTTGGATGAAATGCAAATGGAAGTGGTTTCAAAATTTCCAATAGTGACGGAATTGTTTTCAGCTGTAAGTCCACGATTGCTTCCCGGAGGAAATGACGGACTCGGTTTTCATTCCTTAATAATACAAGCGAAGCTAATAATAAACAAATGACACAAACTTAAAAAGATACGATTATGGCAGAGATTTCTATTACTACCAAACTGGAAGAGTTAAAGGTGCTCTTTAATCAGATGAAGGAGGTTTATTATGTGTCCAAAGTCAATAGTGACCTCGCAACTTTAGCGGCTTTTGATATGGAGCTGCCGGTACTCTCTGACGGAGTTACATTTGATACCGGAGCTGCCGATGTTTCCAAGATCAAGTTGACAACCGGAGCAACTTGGACTTCTATTGCTAATGCTGGAGATTCCGATATTCAGTTTCAAGTACCTTCCGTGGCAGGAAAGATCAATGACTTGTTACTGAACAAGAAAGCGGAAACGGTGACTATGACTGCTACCATTGATGGTGAGACTTATGAAGGTGAAGGTTACAATATCGAACCGAAGAAAGTAATCGGAGGACTCTTCATGCGTAGTGAAGACCGTCAAACAGCCTTGTTCTTACCGAATGTTGAGGGGTATAGCAACTTCGTCAGCGAGCAGGATAAGCCGGGGTACTTTAATGTATCTGTTTCTCCGTTGAATGATGCTAAGGGTGCCTCTATTTACATTTTACGTAAAAAAGTGTCCGAATAAAAAACTTAGGATATAACACTTTGCAAAATTCATATCAGCGAAAAGGTGGTGAGCTACTTGATACCGGCCACCACCTTTTTTCGTATAAAACACGATAAAATATGACAAAGAAGAATGACATAACACTTCCTACACCGGAGGATGAAAGGCTATTGAATGATGTGTTGGAAGACAGTGTGGACTATGTGGAAGTCCGAGGAAAGAAATATGGTATTTCATGGCTGAAAAGAGGGACTATACGCAAATTCACCAGTACCATGCAGAAATCGGGAAATGATGATAAGATCAGTTGCCAATGTGCAGCCGCTATCATTTTGAACGGATATTGGAAGATCAAGTTCTTCTATCCTTTCTTGTGGCGATGGTTCTTTTATATCAAACAATATGGAGATCATGAGCTGATGAAGGTTATAGCCGTCGGCAAAAAAAAAATTCCAGTGGAAGACTACTTGACTGCTACCATATATCTGACCGCGATGAAGGACACGATGATGACAATGACAAAAGAGGAAGCAGAGCATATCCTTCACGAACCAGCTACGGACAAACGTGGGAAATAGGCAAGTCCTATCCGTGGCTGACAGAGCCTTTGAGAGTATTTGGGATTCCAATAAGCAAGCCCTTGTTTGGTATTTATTGGGTACTTACAAATGCACAAATTGAACTATTGGCAATGGATGTGTCTATTGTGGTTACAGATTGTGACAAGGACAACAAGGAAAAGAAGCACGATACGAAGAACTTCAAATCCCCTTCCGTAAGCGAAATAGAGGATGCTGCCAAACGCTGGAAAGATAAGTATGGCAATGGAGAAACAGCAATTAACATTAATGATTATAAGTAACACAAACACAATAATATATGGCTGATCTCGGTAATTTATATTTTGATATACTGTTCCGTGATAAGACAGCGGAACAACGTAAAAAATTGAAAGCGGAAATCACCAAAGACTTGCAGGCAAAACTTGATGTGGGTTTTGACAAGAAGAAGTTGGTTGGCGATATGAAGACTTTGCTTCAAAGTGAGAAGTTTAAGATCAATGTGGTAGTGGATAAGGCCAGTACCACACAAGCTGTCCGTGCCGCCTTGCAAGCCGCCGGGTTGAATACAAACTTTACAGCAAGTGATTTACGCGCCGCCAAAGCCGCAGCCATTCAAACCAAAGCGGAGGCTTCTGCCGCAGCTGCACGTGAGCTTGCGCGACAAAGAGCCGCCCGTGCCGCCAAAGCGGAACTGGATTTGGCTAATGCCCGTGAGAGATCAGCCAATGCAGCAAGGCGGCACATGACAGCCACTCTCAATATGAATGGAGCAATGAACAGCCAGTTGAGTATTGTCGGACAATTAAGAAATGAATTTTTGGGGCTATACTCCATTTATGCGGCACAAAATTTCTTACGTGCAGTGGTTGATATTGGTGGTGAGTTGGAGAATCAGAAAATTGCAATGGCCTCTATCTTGCAAGATGAAGGCAAAGCTACAACCATATTCAATCAGATTAAGAAACAGGCTGTTGCTTCTCCGTTCGGGGTTATGGACTTGAATCAGTATGCCAAACAACTTTCCGCGTATTCTATACCATACAATGAATTGTATGATACCATGAAAAGGCTGGCTGATATATCAGCTGGTGTAGGTGTTGATATGGGACGTATCATATTGGCCTACGGTCAGATAAAGGCTGCTAAATTCTTGAAAGGAACGGAATTACGACAATTAACGGAAGCGAACATTCCTATGGTGGATAAACTGGCCGAGCGATTCAGCAAGTTGGAAGGCCGCATTGTCAGTGCCGGTGAAGTGCTTGATATGATCTCGAAAAAGAAGGTTACGTTTGAGGATGTAAAAGATGTTCTTTGGGAACTTACGGATGATGGTGGCATGTTTAATAACATGCAGGAAGTTCTTTCAGAATCAGTTAAGTCCAAATGGAAGAACTTGGCTGATGCGATTGACATTATGCTTGGTGATATTGCGGAGTCAATGGGTAGTACATTGAAATGGACTGCCGAAAGCCTTACCACCCTTGCACAAAATTGGAAAGAACTTGTACCGGCTATCGAAGCTGCCGTTGGAGCCTTTGGATTTTGGAAGGCAGCTATGTTGGTGAATAGTCGTTTGGTTGTTGGTGAATATAAAAATATTTCGCAGACTGTTTTGGCTAATAAAAGGCTTACGGCAGAAAAACTTCGCGTTGAAGCAGCATATAGGAAACTGACTGTTGCCGAACAACAACTTATTGCCACTTCCAATAAACTGACTTATGCGGATTATGAGCAGATGGCTGTTTCGGGTCAATTAACAAAGAATAAACTGCTTCAACTTGTAGCTATGAAAAGACTGACTGTGGCACAAGCGGAAAGTATAGCTCTTCAGGCAAAGATGGGCAGACTCGATGTCTCACAAATATCTCACATTGGAGCGATGAATGTGGGGATTAGAGCATTGTGGGGGAATTTAAAAAATTTGGGGATGGTTTTGAAAGGGTTAGCTCCCCAATTTATTGTCTTTGCAGCAGCCTCTGCCATTTTTGAATTATGGTATAAGTCCGGGCAAAAGGCTGACGAAATGAACGAGCGTATTTCCGAGTTGACAACAAGAGCACAAGACGGTTTCAAGAACCTAACGAAAGAAGCTCAAAAATTTGCTGATGTTGATCCTTTTAAGGCGAATGATGCCTCATTGATTTCTTCCATTGAAGAAATGAAAACAGCATTAAAGGATTATTCCCCGGTTTGGGCAGACGCTTTTAATGAAACGTTTAAGACTGATGATGAAGGAAATACGGTTAAAAGCCTTGCAGAACAATATATATTGCTTCGGAATGCTTTGAATGATACAAAAGAGGCTTATAGATTGTTGAATGCCATAAGAGGTACATCTGAATATGCGAATGATGCTACTGATGGTTATTTTGACGAAAGCTTTAGTGAAAATATTGAAGACTACATCAAGACAGAGAAGCAGATAGACAAGATTATAGACCGTATGGCTGGTAGCTATATAGAGTATTATACTGCCATGCAGAAAGTTATAGCCAAGTATGATGATTTTGCTAAAGTCGCTTCGGGCAAATCATTGAAAGAGCAGTTGGATATAATCAAAGAATATCCCAAGGCATTAGCCAGTTTGAATAATGAGTTACCCTTCACGGGAGGATATAGGGATGATATTTTTCAGCTGCGGAAGGCATGGAAAAACTCTAAACGTGTTTTTGAGGAAGAAGTATCACCGGATATGCAGAGTTTCATACCTGAATATAAGTCACGATTACAAGCTGCCGGATGGAATTTAGACAATTTGAGTGACGCTCAAAAAATAGCTATCGGTTTGGATATAAGTTCTTTCTTGGATCAATTTAAAGAGATGCCGGTAGATATACGGAATTTTCTTAATGGTGAGATTCTTGAAAAGCAATTCAATATTAAGATTAATGCTGAATATACGGAAACTATTCAGAGCTTGTCAGATTTGCAGAAAAAGTTCAATGAAGCTACAGATGGGCAATTTGAAGCTCAAATAAAGGTTTCCACAGATTCAGAGAAAATCATTGAAGGAATACAAAAAGCGTACAAGGAAGCTAAAGAGACAACAAATCAATTGAAGCCGATATTGATTAAAGCTGGGATAGATTTGTCGGAGATAAATTACCCCGATATATCAGAACTGCCAGAGTTAATGGGTAATGTTGATGCTTCAAAGCTTTTCGATTTGTCAATCCCGATTGCATTCCCGAAAGTCTTTGACTCGTCAAAGTTACTCGATTGGCAGAAACAAATTGTATCAGATTATAAAAAGGCTTCTGACATAATGCAAGCCGGTGAGAAAGGAGCCAAGAAAATTGGTTTTTCCCTCACTGATCCCAATAAGGATAAAAGCAAAAAGGATGCCTTTGCCGAAAGATTGAAAGAACGGGTAAACTTACTAAAGGAGGCATATTCTGAATATAAGAAGTGGACTGATATTGTTGGAAAAGAAGAAGCTGCCAAAAAGGTTATAGAATCGGGCATTTTTGACTCCTTGTTTAGAGGGAAGGAACCGGTGGATATTGAGAATTATCGGGATGAATTGAATAAGATTCTTAACCAGCTTGACAATAAGACCGAAGTTCGTAGGGACTTGAAAGTTTCCATACGGAAAGTCATTGCGGATATTGATGCCAACGCTATGAAAGAAGCTTCGGATAAGGCCGCAAAGGAACTTGAAAGGTACGTGTCTGATGTTTCAAAGAAATGGGATATATACAAGCAGCTTGTCAATGCCGGTGCAAGTAAGAAGGATGCTTCTTTATACGCTTTCGGAGCATTGTCTGAATATGAGAAGAAATCCGAGGAATTAGCTGAAAAGGTAACTAAGAAAATGAAGGATAAAGGGGTATATATACCTTTGACTTTCACCGAACAAGAGGCCACAGAATCACTTGGAGGTAAAGACAGTGTTTTGTATAAACAGTTTTTCAGTGCATGGAAGGAAGCTAAAGAAGCTATTGAAAAAGATAGTTTGGAAGTAAAGCTGAAAGAAGTTACTGCCCTCAACAAATACAAATCTATCGCTGAAAAGATACGGGACTTAAGCGAGAAATATGCTCCCTTAACCGGCACCTTCATTGGTGAAAATAATGAACTTGTTGGGAATGTTGAAGGCATGACTCCCGGACAGAAAGCTCTTTTTACCGAATATAAGGAGGAACTGGCAAAACTAAGGGGACAACTGCTTGAACTTCTTCCGGTATGGGAACAGATATTTGGAGATCAGACCTATAAATCATACGGACAGATACAGCAAGCATCCGATTATGCGCAACAGATTATTGATAATGCTTCTGTAACTAAAAACAAGAATGGAAAGCCAACAGCTTTTACTTCTTGGTATTTGGATGAGAATGGTAAACGGATTGATGTTTCAGGAGAATATTCTCAAATTGAGAAGTTAAAGAAAGCCATACAAGACTTATATAAGGCCGGATTACAGAAGAATCCGTTTGCCACTCTCATAAAAAATATTCGTTCTTTATTCTCCAGTGGAGATAAAGATGAAAAGGGTACCATAGAAAAGATTGCAGCCATAGGAGAAAGTGCCGCTGAAAGTGCTGATCTTGTCGGCAATTTTGCAGGGCAGATGTCTTCCATGTTCGATGCTTTGGGCAATGAGGGTATGGCCGACACGATGGGTAATGTGCAGGATGCCATGTCTTCTATAAGCAATATCGGGCAGGGATTCGCCAAAGGTGGAATCGTTGGTGGTATTGCTGCCGCTGCTGGTGAAGCTGTAAATTGGATTGGGAAGATAGCACAAGCGCATGATAAGAAACTCGATAAGGCTATTGAAAAGAGTAAACTTCGTGCTCAACAGTTGCAATATATATACGAACAAATTGACGGTATTCTTGAACGTTTTTTGGGCAGTGGCACGGAACTAAAACTTGTAGATGCAGAAAATGACCGTACCCGGTTGAATCAATTAAATAATCAGATTGGTGCAATACGCAATAAGGGAAAGATCAACATCTTCGATTTGATGTCTTTGCAGAAATATAAGCAGGAAGCGGAAAAACTTCAAAAACGTGTTTCGGCATACGATGAAGGTGGTGCATACGGGTATCAACGTGCCTTGATGCAAGAACAACTTTCAGAATTGGAGAAACAACGGCAAGCCGAAATTGACAAGAAGAAGACGGATGATAGCAAGGTGGCTGATTATGAGAATCAGATTGCGGAGATGAAACAGCAAATAAAGGATTTTGCCGAAGAAACGGCTGAATCTCTTTATGGAATTAATTTGAAAGACTGGGCTTCACAGCTGGGAGATGCCTTGTATGAGGCATGGCAGAAAGGCGAGGATGGTGCCGAAGCTTTCAAAAATAAGGTTGCCGACATTATGGGTGATGTCATGAACTCTATTCTCAAAATAAGTATTTTGGAACCGGCTATGCAACAGCTTCAAAAGATGCTTTTTGGTGAGGATGGAATGAGTGGTTATTTCGGCAAGGATTTCTCTCTTGACGAAAGGGAGTTGGAAAGTATTGCGGACTATCTAATGGGGGTCAGTGAGAAAACCGATGATTACTATTCCATGCTTGACAAACTGAATAACTATATGGAAAAGAAATATGGTATCAGCATGAAGGAAGAGGAAGAAGACAGTGGAAGTGGTTTATCTAAAGGCATACAGAATGTTACTGAAAATACGGCTAACCTTTTGACTTCTTATATAAATGCAATCCGGGCTGACGTGAGTGTCAAACGGGAGTATGTGCGCAGATTGGTTGAAGAATTGTTCCCGGCCTATAATGTAATAGCACAAGCGCAATTACAACAACTGACAATGATACAGATAAATACAGCAAAGAATGTGGAATTTGTGGAAGAAATCAGGGATATACTGCATAGGAATATAAACGGTGTAAACAAATTTAATGTATGATTATGAACAGATTAAATAGTGAATTGAGAGGCCATGCTGTGTCGTATGGTCTCTGCACACAATGGCAAGGTGACTGGCAAAATAATAAAAGCCAGCAAGAATTGATTGAAATGTATATACGGGGTATTGATTTTTGTATTGAACACGATTATCCGACAGTGGAATATATAAAAGGTAATTTTGACCGGAGCCTGCTTCATCAAAACCTTATTTTTGTTGATGAACCAGTGACCGGAGGCAACAATGGTGTATATGTACTGAACGGTAAATGTTCAGGCAAGCTTTCTTTCGGTAAATTTACAGCCGCTACTCTCCATTTGCGCCATGATAGTGAATTGACTCTTGAAGTGGAAGATTGCGCCAAAGTTTTTGTGAGTGTATATGATCGGGCTAAACTACATGTAAGGCAAAGCGATGTGGCTAAAGTTTATGTATATGTTCATGGTAAAGATTGCCAAGTGCAATATGAAGGTTACGTGTTGATAAGAGAAAGCCGAGAATAACCCCCGACTTTATTTTCCAGTCACACGTTTTGTCAAATAGAACTTGTGAGTTTTGTCTAAGAATACAACGTAAAATGTATCGCCAACCACATGACCGATAATTACTGCCGATCCATTGATATGTATTCTTGCCCAATTTGCATCTTCCGGTACATTTTTGGGAAATTCAAAAAGGGTCTTTTCTTTTGGTGGAAATGAACCATATATTGTGAATTTATCTCCATCTATCTGTTGACGCAACGGAGAACAGCAATAACCATGTAGCGTTTCCAATGCGAAACTTAACAACCCTGCGTTTTGCCAGTCCTTAAAAGCCGAGCCATATTTTTGTGTAGTGTCAAGATATTGGAATGAAATTTTAAAGTTTGAAGTCCGGGCTTCATCATTCACACTTGGCTTCTTCTTGTATGGTTCGGCTAATTTGGATTTCTTTTTATACCCCTGCATTTTGTTCACTCTTATAGAATGCTTGTACCGTTTTCTTTGAAATTATTTCATGACATTTATCTGCCTCTGCATAGCCAATACGTGCTTCAAGCCACGGACGTTCATTGTGCGTAGCTCTTTCCAGTTCCAATCCCGTCCAAGTAGATAGGTCTGTCAAAATAGAAACAATTAAAGTTTGTTGGTCTTGTGTTAGCTTTCCAAATTCCTTATCTACATCTTTTCCGGTAGAATTTGAATAGCTCAATTCCGCATACAGCATAGATTTGTCTTTAAGACTATCGTAAACTTTACGACTAACGGGGCCATGCACCCATGCTTCAAAAGAATCTTCGACTAACTCTTGATCGAAATATGCAAGATGATATGCATCACAATAAAAAAGTAGCTTTTGCAATTTTAGATGTGACATCGGTCCATAGTGCTTTAGAATATAGTCAGAAAGCACCACAGAATCTATTTTTTGAAGTTCTTTTGTCTTTTCCATTATAATCATCCTTTGAATAATACAAAGGTAGCGCTTTTTTATATAAAATCAAAGAAATCATGTCTATTTAACTTGCTTTCTTACTTTTAAAGTCAAAAATAGAAGTTGTTGACTGATGTAGTATTATGTGCAATGAAATTGGTTACTTGATTACTTTTAATCATTTTAGAGATTGTCTATGTTTAAAATATTCCGTATATTTGTGGCAAAGACAGAGGTCTTGTTTTTATTGCGTCAAAGATTACATTAAGTATTTTTAATATGTGCACTACTTAAAATATGAAGTATTTTATAAAATAAGTAGTATATTTGTGCCCGTAACAAGAAGGGAAGGCTTGGTGCAATCGACATACTACGAAGTTTGAGCCAGTCGTGGCTATTCTTAATATATCGCCTGCAACGTCCTTCCCCTTTGGTTGCAGGCTTTATTTTTTTTTCTAAAGCCTTACTTATTAGCGGTTCTATCAGTGCCCACCGCGCGGACTTGTCACCCGTGAGATAAAAAGGCTCTTTGTCACATAGGATATATCAAAGTAAGATTAAAACCTCAAAGCTGATCCGCTTACCATCAGGAGGTCAACCCAAACAACATACATTCTTGCTTTGAAGAATGGCACCGGAGAAAGTGTTGCTTATAGTGGCTGGTTTATTTCTCTGAAAATTCAGAAAAATCGAGTTTTTGACAATATACACATAGTATAAAGAGAAATAAATAAAAATCTCCTGAACTTGCTTATATGTATGTTTGGGAGAAAAGGGTAAGAAATAGTATGCAAGTAAAATATAAAAAACATTGTATGAAGACAAATCAAGAAATGATACGCTATATCGGACAATATAGTGTAATACAACGTACATCAGACGGATTTTTTGACGCTAATAGCTATCTGCATAGTATTAATGGTAACTCTGATTGCGATTCGGATATTGATGAATATGTAGAACAATCTATTTATGGAGAGTATATATCTAAAGAAAACGGGATAACATATATGCCATACTTTGTGTTTGTTGATTTTGCTTTATATATCGCAAAAGAATTTAGTATATATGCGTTTACATTGTGTATGTCTGATGAATGGAGAGAAAAGAGAGGGCTTATTGGGGATATGGTAGACCATACAAAAGAATCACCTGCCCAAAATCATTCCACACAAATAAAAAGTAAAAATATGTTTCATACATATATTACAAACGAACTGAATGGACTAAGGAAAATTGGTAGGTCTCATGATATAGATAAGAGAATGAATAGCATGAGACCACATAACCCTTTAATAAGTTGCGATATAGAAATATGTTTTGATATTGAATCAGAGCTACATGATATATTTAAAGAACAAAGATTTGATGGAGAATGGTTTCGTTTGAGTGAATTAGATGTTCGCGTTATACGTGAGGCTTCTTCTATATATAAAACAGACACCGATATTGATAAAATATTGAATTATATTAGAGTGAAAAGAAAGCAATATTCAAAAAGGAACTATCCTGCCGTGTTTCAATTACAGCAAGAAAATACAAATTTTATCCACTATAAATAATAAATCAATATGGAATTAGTAGAATTTATGAGCAACAAAGAATGCGTTGTAGAAACATTCAAAGTAAATGGTCTTATTGCAAAAGACAATACGGTAACAGAGAAAGGTTTAATGGCTATACAGTTCTATTTAGATATGATAGAGCAAAAGAAGCCAGAATTGGAAAATTGTCAAACGGCTTATATGTCATGTAGTGAGGTGGAGGAATGGGAAAAGAAAAACGCTGCGGCTTCGGTAAGTTTTGACAGTGGAGGGGTAGTCGAGTTTCTCCCGATAGAAATGTTCTCAAAAGATACTAAAATAGAAAAGGGAGGTGGCATAAAAGGTATGCTTATTTCAATGTGTGATTGCGCATGTGAAGATGAAATATCCGAAATAGTATCTTCAAATGATGAAATTCGTAAATTGAGAGATGCGCTTAACAAATATCTCGAAAGCTGAATACTTTTGGCTAAGAGTGGCAAAATGCACAAATAAATTGGGCTGACTTCGGAGCCAGCCCTAATCTTGTCAAAATAGAATAAAACATTCCATGTGTCTATTACTATTTCTTTTTCAATTTAGCATAGTTATATAATGTAAGTGTTTTATCATTCATATTTAAACTAAAAACCATTCTTTTTACATCATTTATTACAATAAAAGTGGTGTAATCTTCTGATGCAATATTATAGTTCCAAGTCCCATTATCAATGTCAAAGTTTTCTATTTTGACAGTTTTATCGGGATTGAATGTAAATTTAGCATCAGAATATCCCCAATTTGCATCTACCCATATACCACTTATACTATTCCACAAATGCGTAACTTTCCATACTCCAATAATATTTTCATCAAGCCACTCTTTATTTTTATCAATATAGATATTTTCTTTCTCATTATCAGATGAACACGATGTAAAAAGCATAGATAATATGCTAAAAATAAGTATTATATTTTTCATTTTAATTCTGTTTATGTTTTGATTTGTAAATAAATGCAGCTTCTGTGATTGTTGCTAATGCTTTCAGTATTGGCATCGCTATTATGTTGGATATTATTCCAGCCAGTCCTATTATGAACCACCCCAAATGACGTTCTATTTTATAGGCTTCAAATTCACATGCAAATAGCGTAACAACAAAGATTAAAGCTGATATGATAAGCATTATCACTGATAAGTCATATAATCTCCTTAATCCTATGACACCACTTCCTGAAAATTCAAGTTGGTTTTCATTATTAGATTCAACTATTGAACTATCTTTTTTCTTTATTGGGTTATACCCACAATACTTGCAAATGGTAAAACTGTCATCATTTGCACATCCACATGATTCACATTTCCACATAACCTATATATCTAAATATTTAATGCCAAAGTAAAAACCTAACACCACTACAAAAAGTACGTATAGTGGCAATAGCCATGACCCTCCGAAAACACTAAAGCAAATCAGTAGAATCACTACTATCCAAACTAAAACTCCTAACATATAATAACCTCTTTTATAATTGTAGGCAAAAGTATTAATAATTAATATATTAATTAACAATATTTTTTATGTTTTTCAACATACACGTGGAAGCAAGTTAGGGATTGAGTATAATAATCTACTAAAAAATGCTTTTATGGCATTATTTTCTATGATTATATAGAAAATACAATTATATTTGCGT